CCCAAACGCACTTTTCTTTGGGTCCAAAACTAAGCCTGACCTGCAACGATGACGGAGCGTGACGAGATGTCAGACGCTCCCACCACGGTCGCACAGGCGGTCACAATCGAACACCAGGCACTCACCCCCGCGATGCAGTCCTCCCCCGAGGCGCTGCTGGTCCGCCGTCTCGCTGCGCTGATCGACTCCTCGTCCGAGGGTCCGGTGGTCGCGCGTCTGTCGCAGGAGTTCCGCGCGGCGCAGGACGCGCTGCGTGAGGCGGTCCTCCGAGCAGGGAAGCGTGGTGACTCCGTCGATGCCCTCGCCGCGAAGCGAGCCGCGCGTCGGAGCGCAGCGGCCCCGAATCCTCGTCGCGCCGCCAAGCGTCAGCAGTAGCGGACCGGAGGCGGTCGAGCTCGCGGCGTCCGCCGGCCTGCACCTCGACCCGTGGCAGGCGTACGCGCTCGAGGTCGGCCTGGGCGAGCGTGCCGATGGGCAGTGGTCGGCGTTCGAGACGGCGGTCATCGTCAGCAGGCAGCAGGGCAAGGGCGCGATCTTCGAAGCCCTCGCCCTGGCGAAACTGGTGCTGTTCGAGTCGCAGCTGTTCATCTACTCGTCGCACGAGTTCAAGACTTCCCGCGAGGCGTTCCGTCGCATCGGTGCGCTGATCGACTCGACCCCCGAGCTGTCGTCGCGCGTGCTCCGCACGGTGAAGAACCCGAGCGAGTTCGGCTACGACTTCCGCCAGGGTCAGCGGCTCCGCTTCTTCGCCCGCTCCGGCGGGTCGGGCCGTGGCTGGTCCGCGGATGATCTGTTCTTCGACGAGGCGTTCCGGCTCGGCGGCGAGGCTATGGCCGCGCTGCTGCCGACGCTGTCGACGCGCCCGAACCCACAGGTGTGGTACGCGTCGTCGGCTGCGCTGTCGACGTCGGACCAGCTGCACGCACTTCGTCGCCGTGCTCTCGCCGAGGGGGAGCACGGACGGCTCGCCTACCTCGAGTGGTCCGCCCCCGAGAATGCCGACGTCCACGACCGCGAGGCGTGGGCGCAGGCGTGCCCCGCGCTGGGGTACCGGCTCACCGAGGAGTTCATCGAGGCCGAGGTGGAAGCGATGCCCGAGGCTGAGTTCCGCCGCGAGCGCCTGTCCATCCCGGACTCGCCTGACGTCGCGTCGGGTGGCATCGACCTCGTCACGTGGACGGCATCGGCTGACCCCGACTCCGCTGCGGTCGACCCGGTCACGTTCGCGCTCGAGGTCGGCGATGACCGCGAGTGGTCGTGCATCTCCGCCGGCGGCAAGCGTTCCGATGCCCTGTGGCATGGCGCTGTCGTCGACTACCGGCGCGGCACCGAGTGGGTCGTGGATCGTGCCGCCGAGCTGTGGCGCAAGTGGTCCCCGTCCGCGTTCGTCATCGACCCGTCGTCGCCGGCGGGGTCGCTGATCCCGCTGCTCGAGGCGCGCGGCGTGGTGGTCACGAAGGTGACCACGCGCGAGGTGTCGCAGGCGTGCGGCCAGTTCTACGACTTCGTGCGGCAGGGCGACTTCCGCCACCGCGACGATCCCGCGCTGAACGTCGCTGTTCGGTCGGCGACGCGGCGCACCACGGGTGACTTGTGGCGCTTCGAGCGCCGGTCGTCCACGGACATCTCGCCGCTGCTCTCGGTCGTCATCGCGCTGTGGGTCGCGTCGCGTGAGCGCGCACCGCTCGCGGATGCCGACCTACTTCAGACCTTCCATTGACAGGAGCCACCGTGCGCTACGTCACCACGCTCCTCGAGGTCGCCGCGTGCGGGTTCCTGACCGCCGCTGCTGTCGTCGCCTTCGGCCTCGCCGGCGCGCTCGCTGCCGCTGGTGGCTTGTGCGTCGCGGCGTCCTTCGTCATCTCGCGGGGTAGCGCATGAGCCTGATCTGGAAGAAGCGCACCTTCGGGGGGCTCCAGGCGCAAGACCTGATGTCGCGTCGTGGCAACATGTCGAGCGTCCCGGTCGTGTCGGCTGACACGGCACTTCGGTCGTCCGCGGTGTGGGCGTGCCTTCGGCTCCGTGCGGACCTGATCTCGACGATGCCGGTGGACGAGTTCCGCCGCGTCAACGGCGTGCAGGTCGAGGTGCCTAAGCCGGCGTTCCTGACGTACCCCGGTGGGCCGCGCGTCCACATCACCGAGTGGCTGTACTCGTCGCAGGTGGACCTCGACCGTTGCGGCAACGGGTTCGGGCTCATCACCGAGCGGGACGCGTCCGGCAACCCGTCGCGCGTGGACCTCGTGCCCGCGTCCGACGTGGTGGTCCGCGGCACCGCTGGCGACATCACCGACTACCGCATCGGGTCGACGACGTACGACCCGCGCGACATCTGGCACGAGCGGCAGTTCACCCTCCCCGGTCTGCCGATCGGGCTCTCGCCCGTGGCTTACGCGGCGTACTCCATCGGTGGCTACCTGTCGGCGCAGCAGTTCGCGCTCGACTGGTTCGGCAACTCTGCCGGCCCCGGTGGGACGTTGAAGAACACCCGCCAGGACGTCGTGTCGCAGGAGGTGGCTCAGGCGGTCAAGGACCGTTTCAAGATTGCCACCCGTAACCGCGACATCTTCGTCACGGGCTCCGATTGGGAGTGGACACCCGGCAGCGCCGACGCGTCACAGTCCGCGTTCCTCGAGCAGATGAAGTACGGCGTCACGGACATCTGCCGGTTCTTCGGTGTGCCCGCCGACATGATCGATGCCGAGGGGTCGTCCTCGTCGATCACCTACGCGAACGTCACGCAGCGGAACCTTCAGCTGCTTGTGATGAACCTCGGTCCGGCGATCGTTCGCCGCGAGGTGGCGTTGTCCGCGGCGCTGCCGCAGCCGCGCTACGTGAAGCTCAACACCGACGCGATCCTGCGGATGGACCCGTCGACCGTGACGGAGAACCTTGCCGCGCAGATCACGGCCCGCCTCCGCACTGTGGACGAGGGCCGTGAGGTGCTGAACCTGCCGCCCCTGACCGACGCGCAGTACGCCGAGTTCGACCGCCTGTTCCCCGCCAAGGCCACCCCGACGAACGGAATGCCCGCATGATCGACATCCGCGAGGCTGCTGCGGCACGCGCCGCAGAGGTCCGGCAGTCGACCGACCGCCCGTCGCAGCGCCGCAACTCTCCCGAGTCGGGGGCGCTCGCGGTCGTCCGCGCTGCGGTCGAGTGCCGCGACGCGCGCGCAGAGAAGGCACCGAACGGCGCCGACGCTGTGCGGCTGAGCCTGTACGCCTCGATCACCGAGAAGCCGTACGACATGTACGACATGTTCGGACCGTACTCCGAGGTCGTGTCCCGCGATGCGTTCGACAAGACCCTGGCCGCATCGCCCCTCGTCGAGTTCGTCGTGAACCACGGCGCCGGCGGCGGCATCCCGATGGCGCACACCCGCAACGACACGCTCACGCTCGGCATCGGCGAGGCTGGCTTCTACTACGAGCCACTGGTCGACCCGACCCGCAGCGACGTCGCCGACATGCTCAAGGCGTACGAGCGCGGGGACATCGCGGAGTCGTCGTTCAAGTTCCGCATCGACGCGGGCAAGTGGTCCCCGGACTACACCGAGTTCCGCATCGACGCTGTCGACATGCACCGCGGCGACGTGTCCATCGTGAACTTCGGCGCGAACCCGTTCACGGCTGACTACAGCCCGCGCGAGGAGTCCAAGCCCGTCGACCTCCGCGCGGCGCTGCTGTCCGTGTACCTCGCCGACTGACCCACCCCCACAAGCAACCCCGCGCCCATCGGACAGCGGGGCTCTGGTCATGCCCTCGCCCGCACGCGCACCCGCCCGTCCGGCTGACAGACGCAGACCGCAACCCACCCCCACTCACCTGAAAGGGAGTCCCCCGTGGACCTCAACACCCTCAAGGCGCGGGCGCAGGAGCGGCTGAACAGCCACCTCGCCGAGCGTCAGGCGCACACCGACGAGCTGACCGCCATGCGCGCGTCGGTCGAGTCCGGCGACGCCAGCGTGACCGCCGACGACATCAAGGCCGTGGCTGCCCGCCGCGCCTCGGTCGACGCCGACATCGACACCGCCCGCGCGGAGGTCGCCGACCTCGACCGCGAGATCGCTCGCGAGGCCGAGATCGTCGAGCTCAGCAAGCGCACCGCCCCCGCCGCGCCGAAGCCGTCGTACGACGGTGTCGCCCGCGTCGGCTCGGAGGAGCGCACCTACGCCCCCCACAAGGACCAGGGCTTCGACAAGAACGCCGGCAAGTTCCGCGCGGGCTCCAAGCCCGGTGGGCAGTTCGAGCGCGACGTCGCCGCCGCGTTCCTCGGTGACTACAACGCGCAGGCCCGCCTCGCGCGTCACCAGTCCGAGGAGCAGGTCGAGCGCGGCGAGATGCTGACCCGTGCCGCTGGCACGGCTGCGTTCGCCGGCCTCGTGGTCCCGCAGTACCTGACCGACCTGTACGCCCCGGCTGCTGCCGCTCGCCGTCCGTTCGCGGACGCGATCCGGTCGCACGTCCTCCCGGCTGACGGCATGACGGTCAACCTGTCCCGCATCACCACCGCCACCTCGACCGCCATTCAGGCGTCGGAGAACGCGGCTGTGTCCGAGACGAACATCGACGACACCCTGCTCACGATCAACGTCCAGACGAACGCGGGTCAGCAGACCCTCAGCCGTCAGGCGATCGAGCGCGGCACCGGCGTCGAGGCCGTCGTGCTCGACGACCTGTTCCGCCAGTACGCCACCGTGCTCGACAGCACGCTCATCAACCAGGCGACCAACGGCCTCGTGAACGTCGCCACCACGGTGACCTACACCGACGCCTCGCCGACCGCTGGTGAGTTCTACCCGAAGATCCTCGAGGGTCTGTCGGGCGTCGAGGGCGCGCTGCTCGACCAGGCGAGCGGCGAGAACATCGCCGTCATGCACTCCCGTCGCTGGTACTGGATGCAGTCGCAGGTCGGAACCTCGTGGCCGTTCATCGGCCAGCCCGGCCTCGGCCAGCAGCAGGGCGGCGCGAACCTCGGCGTCAAGTACGGCTCGGGCTCGCGTGGCCTGCTGCCCAACGGCACCCCGGTCATCGTCGACAACAACGTGCCGACGAACCTCGGCGCGGGCACGAACGAGGACCGCGTGTTCCTCGTCGACCGCAACGAGTGCCACCTGTGGGAGGACCCGTCCGCCCCGATGTTCATCCGTGCCGAGCAGACCAGCGCAGCGTCGCTGGGCGTCCTGCTCGTGGCCTACGGCTACTTCGCGTACACCCACGCGCGGTACGCCCACTCCCGCCAGATCGGCGGCACGGGCCTCGTCACCCCGACGTTCTAGTCGGCTAGCGACTCTCAACCCCCTGCATATGTGGCGGGGGGTTGGGGGTGACTGTCCGACCACACCCCACTCACCTACGGAGCAGCCATGTCTGACGACTTCGACGGCACCACCCCCGAGCACAAGACCGCAGCCGAGAAGCGCGCCACCGCTGTCCGCGAGGCGGGCAACCCGCAGCTCGTCGCGGCGCTGCTGCGTGAGCGCGAGGGATACGTCGTGCGCGGCCTCGCCGACCGCGTGAAGGCGGTCGACGAGTCGCTGGCCGACGCCGGATACACCGCCACCGCAGCCGAGACGGCAGCGACCCCCAAGCCCCGCACCCGGAAGGCGTGAGCCATGAGCGAGCGCGTCGTCATCACCTTCGAGGCAACGGCTGAGGCCGAGGTCATCAAGGCACAGACTGAGGAGAACGACTAATGGCTGTCGGCGTCTCGAGCACCCTGGCTAACCGCTGGCTCGACTACTCCCGCGGCGCAGGCGCGCCGACGTCCATCACGGGCGCGTTCGTGCAGCTGCACACCGCGAACCCCGGCACGGTCGGCACGACGTCCGTGTCGTCGGTGACGACCCGCCCGTCGATCACGTTCGGCGCTGCGGCGTCGGGTGTCATCACGCAGTCGAACACCCCGTCGTGGGCGACATGGGCGGGCACGAACGGCGAGGTCGTGACGCACGTGTCCATCTGGGACGCGTCGAGCGCGGGCAACTTCCTGTTCTCGATCGCGCTGTCGGCGTCCAAGACGGTGAACACGGGCGACACGCTCAACCTGACGACGTCCTCCGTCACCATCACGACCGCTTCCTGATCCCCTTCCCCTCGTCTTAGGAGTTACCTCCATGCTGCTCCTGACGGGCACATCGGACCTCGTGCGCGTGGTCACGACGACGACTGCCGACATCGACGTGCAGGCGTCGTGGGTCGACAACGCGTCGGGCACGATCACGCCGGGCCGCACGAACACCGCGATCACGACGCCGACGACGACAACGGTTGTCGGTTCGCCTGCCGCTTCGACGCAGCGCACGGTCGCGGGTCTGTCGATCCGCAACGATCACGCCTCGACGTCGAACACGGTCACGATCCTGCACACGGACGGCACGACCTCGGTCAACATGTGGTCGGGTGCGCTCGTCGCTGGTGCGTCGGTGAAGCTGAACGCCAACGGCGACTGGGTGATGTACACCGCGGCGGGCACGATGGCCGAGGAGGGCACGACCGGCTCCGGCAACGTGCAGGTGTTCACGTCCTCTGGCACGTGGACGAAGCCTGCGGGCTGCCTGTGCGGCATCGCCGAGGCTATCGGCGCGGGCGGCGGCGGCGGCGCTGGTGCGTCCCTCGCTACGGCTGTGGTCGCCAAGGGCGGCGCAGGCGGCGGCGGTGGTGCGTGGAAGCGCGGCGTGTTCTCGGCGTCTGACCTCGGTGCGACTGTCACGGTGACGCTCGGCACGGGTGGCACTGCTGGCGCCAAGGGCGCGGCTGGTGCGGCTGGCGGCGACGGCGGCGCGGGTGGCAACACGACGTTCGGATCGTTCCTGACCGCTTACGGCGGCGGTGGCGGTCGCGGCGGCGCGATCTCCGCAGTTGTCTCTGGCGGCGGCGGCGGTGGCGGTACTCACGCCGCCGGGTCCGTCGGTACGACCTCCGGCGGCGCGGGCGGGCTTCCCACCTCGGCTGGCCCCGGCGTCTCCGGCCAGGGCGTCACCGGCTCTGTCGCAGTCTCTACGACGCACAACGGCGACGAGGGCGGCGGCGGCGGTGCTGGCATCGCCAACCCGCCCGTTGCGTCCTCGCTCGGTGGCTCGTCCATGCGTGGCGGCGGCGGCGGTGGCGCGGGCGGCTCCCACTCGTCAACCCCGGCGAACGTCTCAGGCGGTGCCGGTGGGCGCTCCGGCTCCTACGGCGCAGGCGGTGGCGGTGCTTACGGCACCGACGGCGCGACCCCCACGGCTGGCGCTGATGGCGCCGCTGGCAC